GCAACACTCAGAGCGCTGATTGCTCATATTGGCTTTCCCGTGCTGCATTTATGAGGCACTTGGAGAATTGCATGCCGAGTTTGGCTTGGTTTGCACCAATCGGGGCTTCGGTAGCCGCCAGCCGTTACCAGCTGGTTGCCAATCCAGCCACTAGCCACTTTCCCCTCGACTACAGTCTTCGTGACGCAGGCGTGAATGAGACCTCTGCAACAGCCACTCCGCCCCACGACGAGTTCGTTCGTGAAGTACACTTCCACGCCAAGGAACACCGAGAAGTCGGTGGCCGTGGTGGTGCCACCAATCAGTTCAAAGACAATGCATTCATCAATCCTCATGTTCACACTCGTTCAGACACCGCCACGTATTTTATGTCCAAGGAAAAGCGCCTTAGTTCTAAGACTCAGGTGCAGAATCACACTCGCATGCAGCAGTGCCGTCGGAAGGAGATGTGTGACGAGTTCGACCGGTTGGTGCCGAGGGCACCACAATGGTCTCCCATGAAACATTCGGAGTACGTTGACCGCAGTGTTGTTGAATACGCGGCAACGCGCACTCAGGAGGCGGTTCTCTCAAAGATTGCATCACATGACCCGGACCGCACTGGTTCGGACATTAAGATCACTTTGAAGAACCAAGTCATCAAGAAGGCTGAGAAAAAGGACAAGAAAGAGGCGATTCCAGGCCAGCTTGTCCATGAGTACGATGTCCAGCAGACTTTGCATGATGCTCCGTACGCCCTGTTTCTTGAAGATGAGCTCATCGATTCTTTCCCGAGCAATTTCATGTTTTACCGTCGCATGAGTCCGCAGCAGTTTATTGACAAGTACAAGCTGCGCTGGCGAGTTGACAACGGTGTTTATTCATCGGACGTCACTTGCTGGGATGTGGGCTGCGATGCAGGAATGCTCAACTTCGACGTTCATGTCATGCGTAGATGTGGCCTTCCCGCTGAGTACGTTGCGGGTTACATTGAGCGTCGTCTATCCTCTCGCAGCCAGCATGGACCGATGGGCACCATGCAGAACTCAGGGGACCGTTACACCTGGTCTTTGAATTCCATTCGTCGGGCAGTCGTCACTTCACTTGTCAACAGGGTCACCCCTGAAGACACTGTTGCGATTAACGGCGACGACAGTGCCATTGACAGGTTTGCTCTTTCGGAGCCTTTCCTTGATTCCCCGTGGATCTTCAAAGATCAGAACGGCATGCGCG